GCACTAATACCAAATAAGCTTTCTGTTTTCTCGTATGATAAAACAGTTGCGCCGTTGTCTTCGATCACAGTTACTTTCAAACTGTTCGTATCAATAGTTTTGTTTGAAGCAATGTATCTCTTTGTCGACAGTCCGTCAACAACAAATGAATCTTGTATATAATCGCCTTCATATATCACCACATTGTTAGCTTCAAAAGTAGTACCAGATACATTGAGTGCTTGAATATTTTCTGCAGTTGTAAATACAAAATTTCTATTGCCTTCTGTTCCTGTAAATGCTGTACCGCGAGGTATAATAATAGTAGCATCGTCAGTCGTATCAGTGAGTGTCAGCTTTACTTTTGCATAAGCAGATCTGAATGATCGAGGAACGTAATTGAGTTCTTTAGCGTGTGAGATAATAGAGTCACGTAGCAGAGCAGAGTCGAGAAACATCTCGTTGGCAATCATATTTAAATAGAAACCATTGAGACTCGTATTATAGGCTAATACGTCTAGCAAGACATTGATATTCGAAGCTTCGAAATCGTAATCTTTGAATGCTGGATTTTGGTCTGGATCAGAGAGAAAATCCTTTAGATTTTGCTTGATACTCTGAAAATCGAGAGTCGTGAGATTTTTGCTAGCTGTCATTTTATCTTACTCTGTATAGTGTGATATCGAGTGATTCGTCTGTCTGTGATGTAATAATACTAAATTGTATTCTAACATTCATTGCGTTCAGATCTTCGTTTGATTGAACGTCTACGTCTAATAATCTCACTCGCGGTTCGTAAAGCTCTACTAACTCTTCGATAGCTTGTTTAATTTCTTCAGGAATACGATCGTCGTCAAATGGCTCGAAGAGATATCTGCGTAGATTTCCGCCAAAATCAGGATTTCTCAGTCTTTCATATTTATTAGTCAAAATGAGATTACGTAAAGCCATCTTCACAGAGTCGACATTAGTCTTGCGACTAATCTGATTAGTAAAAGGATGAGGTAAAAAAGTATGATTAAAATCGCTGTAAATATCGCGATCTTTATTTAACTGTTTAAACTCGTCATCTTTAAGTGCTGTCTTGACGCCCATGTTTTTCTCTTTTAATTGTTATTTATTATGTATTTGCTATAGCTATTTCTAATGCTTCTACTCTTTCTAATAGATCTTTGATGTCAACACCGTCAATCGTAGTATTAGCCGTCGAAATAACAACATTGCCTGTACTCGGACCAGTCAATTGTATCGATTGATTTTGTATAATCATCTGTGTATTTCCAGATGATGTTTGCAGTTTGCTCGTAATTCCAGTAGATTCGATATCAAAATAAGTATTCGATGTGCTAGTTTGTATTTTACTCTTTATTGTTGTTTCTTCAATATCGAAATGAGTGTTAGTAACGGTAGTATTAGTGCAAATTATTTCTCCGTAGATGTGTTGTGGTTCTACACAAAACATCGTATTGCATGTATCGATTAATTTAAGACATATTTTCTTATTACTACCATTATCTCCTGATTGTATTTGTATAGAACCATCTGGACATATTTCTAAATACGGGTCTCCACTGCTGGTATTTGCTGGAAAACTATTTGCATTGTTCGCTGCCATAAAGAGTATACAGCCAGTCGATTCTCCGACTAATTCGTCTGGAATATCTGGTATTCCTGCAACTAAAGCCAACGCATTTGCTTGTAGTGTTTGTAATTCTAATACTAATTCTTGTGTAGCCGATTGTAATTGATCTGCATATACCTCTATCGAGATATTATTAGAAAAAGTATTCGCAGTTAAGTTTAGAAAGAAATCAGGTACAACATTCAGATGACCGATGACTGCGTAACGTGAACCGTTATAATTTGGAGTTAACTGACCCGAGGCTTCTACTAGCCTATTTGGTGCACCAGGCGGTAGGTCAGTTCTGCACGCTTCAGACATTATTTATCCTCTTAATGGTATATTCAGTGTTGTATTTAACAATTGATCTCTTGATCTTTCGATAGAATTAATCGACTGTTGAGTACTTTCAATACTGTCTTTCACATTTTCGATCTGATCTTTGACTTTTTGTACTCCATCCATAATTTCTTTAATTCCTGATTGCTCGTACAAGTCGTCCTTGAAATCTTCATATATTCCTAAAGCTTGATCATATAATTTAGCGGCGCCATCTAATACTTCTCTCGCCAAATCATTAAGTGTATCTCTGACTAAATTAGTAATACAGTTTACGAGTCTTGCGGCCGCTGAAGCGATAGCACCCGCCAAACCTGCTATTGCTCCGGCGAGTTGAGCTATCTCAATAGCGAGTTCGATTGCTGCAGCAACAGCGGGACCTGCTAGTCCTGTCACGACCTTTTTTGCCCACTTCAGAATCTTGAGCGGATTACCGGGTAGACTGAGAATTGGTGCATAGTTTGAAATCAACGCAGATATCTCTTCGACTTTTGCTTTGATGTGATCTGTCACTGTCTTCATGTGCTCTTCAACGAGCATCTCTAATCTCTCACAACTAAATTCACCTGCGACCGATTCGATATCACCATTTGCATTTTCTACTTCAGTCACGCCAGTGGCGGCCTCAAGTTCCTCTTGCATCGCTTTGATTCTGTCGATTGTAGCTTCTAATGACATTATTTTGGATCGCCTATGTCTGTGATTATTCCATTTGTGACCGTGATTGTTCTACCATTCATTGCAGTAAAAGATCCAGTAGCAGCAACAAGCATACTACCACCTTTCTCCACCGTCAACGAACCCAATATACTGACCGATGGTGTGTCTAATGTAATGCCAGTCGGTGAGTTCATTACAATTTCATGTCTTCCATTAAATGTAGCGAGAGCATGAAAATCAAAGAGAGCATTACCTATGATGCTATGAGTATAATTACTGTTCGATCTTTCTTTTCTATTTGAACCTACAACTAAACTATATTCATTAGCAACATCGATAAACAAACTTCTTTCATGTTTATCTTGCATATCTCTTTGAGTGTTAGGATTGAGACCAACATTCAAATAATAATTGTTTTGTGCTGTCGTAGCATAATTATTTCTGACATCAACATAAAAATCATTTGTCTCTGAACCATCAAATTTCCGTGCGTTGTCACCGTTTGGTTCATATCCTATATTTAACAAAGCACTGTTTTTAACATCTATTGTTAGGTCAGTCGATTGATCTTTGATATCTCTACCGTTCGTGACTGGCTCCCAACCGATACTCAATGCGCCATTATTTTTGATCTCGAGATAATAATTATTCGTATCGTTCTCTGTCAATAATCTCGCTTGATCTTTCGGCTTCCATCCTATCTGTGTAACGCTATTATTTTTGATGTCAAGATAATGATTAGTTTGTTCTGTCTCTTGTACCTGTCGACTCTCACCGTTACCTTCTTCATTATTTTCTGGTATCCATCCGATGGTCGTCAACTGATTGTTTGCTATCTCAATATAATGATTTTTCTGTGAGTGTTCGTCTAACTCTCTTGCGTATGTGTATCCCCAACCCACATGAAGTTGAACATTATTTGCTACGTCAGTAATAAAGTTCGCCTGTTGTTTTTCGGGAATAATCTTGGGATCCATGATCTGATCTTTCTGATACAAATCTTCGATCTGATATCGTGCTATTCTCGATGTTTCTACTATTTTTTCGTAAGGAGTAGTGCGTGGAATATATCCCACCGCCAAAAACATATTGTTTCCAGTAGTATGGAAATCATTATTACTAATACCTGTCGTGGTATTATTTGCTATCTCCAACTTCGCGCTATGGCCTACGAGTGTTTCTTTATTGCCGAGTACGATATTGTATTCGCTTTCTGTTGTCTTTCGTACTCTTCGCCCTGACCATTTCTCTTTTGGTTTTTCTTTTAAATGAGAATAGTTTTGCTCTTCCCATTTAGCTGGACCCATACTGTCAGGATAAGGTCTTTTGAGGCCGTCTCTGTTTTGTTCGGGCGGACCATTAGATACTTCTTCGTAGCTACCTGATCTGTGCCACCAATGTATTCTCTCGTGTCCTGGTGTATCGTCTAATTCAATCGCATGACCTGACTTAGTCGTATGAACGAGATTGTATGGATATTTTGTATCATAGTCAGAAGGAGGTTGTTTCACGATACCAAACATTCCTTGGGTATATGGATGTTTAGGTAAAAGCTGACCGCCTTTTTCTGGTGTTGATTCATCTTCATATAAACTAGCAGAAACAATTCCGCCGTAATTTTCTTCCACTCTCTTCTTGTCTTTCCACCATCCTTTCGCGAGCGCAGACACATCCATATAATCTTCTTCTTCAGTCGGAACATCTATCTGAAGCATTTTACCAGTGTCTTCGTGAGTAGGTGGTTCTGGAAATAGAGAATTTTTATGATAAGTGGCGAAGATGACAGGAATATTTGCTTCGGCTCCGTCGAGATAGAAGCCAAAAACATATGTACCAACAGCGATACCAGTCGGTGATGTACCTACAGCATCGATCCAGTATGGCACTTCGAACTCTTCGAGTTCTACGATCTTACGATAGCTAAGAGACGCTGATTGAATAGAAGAAAGTGGCCAAGCCCATAACAGATCGTCGTCAGAAATGCCGTACGTACCTTCTTTTTGGCCGAGCTCGCCAGTTTGGTCATGCAACACTCTGACCTTGACGCGACCCAAATACCGCATTTCTTTTTCTTCATCAACAGGATCCAGCTCGACAACTCTGCCGAGAAACCAGTAAAATCCTTCGCCTAAATTATAATACGCCATCTTTTCTCCACTAGCCCAAAGATTTATTAAATTGATTGGGCTTAGCAACTTCCATGATTAAGTAATGATTAAATCTACCGTCGTCTTGTTTTTCACAACGATGTTTTAAATTAGTACAAATATAGTTTGAAACAAATATCTTTCCGCGAGGTCTTTCAGTCGTCGTTCCTGAAATGATAGGCAAATCGAGGTTCACAACATCGCCTACTCTCATATTAGTATCGCCGTAGGTTCTGAATCGAATAGCATACTGGAACATTCTTTCTCTAAATGCTCTTTGAAAATGTATGTTTTTATTATGTTCCATTTCTTGGCGAGTGCCATCTTTTACTGCCATTCTCGTCATGCCAGGCAATTTTGTCGTAAATGTATTATAGTCGGCGCTATTAAAATCAAACGGATCATCTGTCTTTACAAATTTAGTATGATCAGATGGATTATTATATTCTTCTTTTAAATAATATGTACCACGATGAATATCAAATTGCCTTATTTGATTACGCATCGCTCCTCTCATTACCTTGCCCACCGAAGAGCCTTGTGATAT